AGGGCTGCTCCGGACAAGATGCTTAGTGCAGCTCCTGACTTAATATTAAGTGCCGATGCTGCATCTGTAAAGATTGACGCCGATGATTTAATATTAACATTTCCAGTTGCTATATTATTAATTGTTGTTGCAGATATAACAGTATAATCAGTTGCACTTTGGTGGCGTATATTTGCTGCTGACGTAAGGTGTGACTCGCCTGTTACAGATTCGTGGCGCCAACCACCGATCATAGTTTCTACATTTGCAGCAACAAAACTTTTTATGTCACCGGTTTGTGCTCGTATTTCTAAACCTGATGCAGTTTGGTAATATTTTTCTGTTGCTATATCATAAATGTTAGCATCTGATCTTCTGTAAAAACTATGTCCTGCTGCATGGTGTGTAGCAAGTTTAGATTTCTGATAAATGCTTGAATTTGATTGTAAATGATAATCGTTTTCAACTGTAGTCCGTTTTATCTTATTAACCACTGTATCACTATTATCTGCAACTGTTAATTTATAGTCAGATCCTACATTGATATTTGTATTAAATGCACTTTCTAATTGTATTCTTCCAGATTCTCTGTCATTAGTAACAGACTTTCCGTCGGAATACCTTGCAGAAGCTTTCATATTAATGTTGCGACCAGCTTCTACATTAAAATCTCTATTTGCAGTAAAATTAATATCATTATCCGAAAATACACTCATGCTGTCTTTACTGTAAATATCAATTTTGCCATCGCTAGATAATTCAATCCATGCAGTGCCTCTGCTATTTGCAATATAAATTAAGTCTTCGCTATTATGTAACAGTATTTGATGCCCAGTACGTGTTCTAAAACGCATGAGTTCATTTTGGGGTATTGTTTCGTCACCGCCGCCTTCGCCTGCCTCTCTGTTTATATAAACCGGAGGACCATCTGCTGGATGCGTTGATCTAGTAAATTTATCGTCACCGTCATCCATAACAAAACTAGAGCCGCCTAGTCTATTAAATGGTACATCGGCTGCGCCTGTACTTGTTCCGTATTTTACTTTAGGATTTCCATTTCGCTTATCTAGAGGACCTGGCGTACTGATTCCAAATACCATACTAGGCGTTTCTCGTCTAGCACTAGTAGTAGTCGTTCCTCTAGCTTCATCTAATATTAATCCTTGTACTTCTAATAGTTCTGCAAAGTCTTTGTTGTACGGTTTTTCAAATAATGTCGGATCTAACTTAGCTCCGGTTTCTATTAACTTATTATATTCACCTACTGGTAGTTTAGTACCTTGTAAATTTGAAGGTGTATGAGCAGTTGTGTTTTCTGTTACTGCTCTACCGTCTGGTATCATAAAGTTCATACCAACGTCTTGCACACAGCCTATCCAATATCCGTATGCAGCACTGCCCTCAGCAAACATTACAAGTACTCGAGTCCCTACATCTGGTGGAACAGCCCACATGCCATAACTCTTTTGAGTATACTGATAACCGTCATTGGGAGTTAATCCTTTGCTAGGTGTTACTCCGTAGAATGGACTTAAATATCGTACATTAACAAGTTGCCCACTGCGTTCAGGAGTTCCAGAAGAACCGTCATATTTTACTAGCTCTACCTCTAGTGTGCCCATATATAAAGGATCAAGATGACTTACAATAATGGCTTCATAGGGACCAGTATCTCGGAGGACCGTGTCTTTAACTTTTGAACGTGTGTATCTATTATTTGCCATTTATGTCTCGTCTTTGCTTATAATTATGCATTTTTTAATCTTTGAAAGTCACTACTGGCGGCACTGATCGCCTGTCAACATCATATTTTGCAAATTTTAAATCAGTGCCTGAACTTCTTGCTTTTTCTTGTATTATATCAATATCAACAAGATGTGCTGTTAAGTCGTTATTATAAGTTTGATAATTTGCAGTTTGTTTAGTTCTAGTTTGTACCGAATTAACAGTTAATCCATACGGAGATCCCATAGAAATTTTATTTGTAACTATTGCTAGTTCATTTGTTAGTGCAAACACTTCTGTAGCAGATGCACCTGGATTAGTAATTTGTGAGTTTAATGTACTTTGCTGTATTTCTAATTCTGTTTTATAACTAGAAGGAATGTTATTGTAAACATCATTCATAGATCCTATTGTAGTATTAATACTATATTTTTTAGCATCTAGACTAGTTTGCAACTGTGTACTAGAAGATTGCTGTATTGCCGGCTGTAATAATGGAGTTTGATTTAATCCCGGTTTAAATATATTTGCTGGGTCAAATCCTATGTTTGACATAGATGACAATAATGATCCAATTCCTGATTTTCCAAGGCCTGTTGGCAATAACGTAGTAGGATCAATATCAAGAGGATTAGGTATTTTTTTATACGGAGCTAGTGTTCCTGATAATCCGTCTTGACTCGGCAATGATATTGAAGAGTTTGTTGTAGACGTTCCACTAGTGTTAGTAGTACTAGCTGAATTATTTTGTGCGCTTTGTTCTGTAACTGTAGACGATGTATCTGGTTTGTTAGTGTTGTCACTATATCGTCCAGCTTGTGTTGCTGCGGCATCTCTATTATTTAATTGTTCAGTTACTTCAGTATCTGTAAATGTTTCTGGATTGACGCCAAGTGTGTTTGGTGCAACACCAAAATCACTAGCAGGTGTATTAATACTGCCAGGGGCATTTTGCTGGACTGAATTTGTGCTGTTTTCTAACAAACGAACAACTTTTTTTCCTGTTCTAAAATCGTACCTATCGTCTAGCGGATCTATAACACCGTATTCATAAGGCGTAGTATCTGATTGTGGTGGATATGCTAATGCACTAGCGTTACCTGTGTTACCAGTAACTCGAGATCCACCTGATGCAAAATTTTGTATTCTAGATTGTGCGCTTGTACCAGCTTGTTGGTATCCAGTACTGCCGGCAGGTGCCGACGCAGTAGGAGTAGGAGTGCCGCCGCCTGCAGGTACTTCTACAATAGTTGTTACTTCTCCCGAACCGCCATTATAAATGTCTACTAGACTTGATAAGAATTCATCCGCATCATGGTGCGCTTTGTTTACGCCGTCACCTGCATAAAAACTTTGCCCTTTATTTAATGATCGTCTAGGATGTCCTTTATAAATGCTTCCTGCAGGAACTGTATAAGGTACCGGAACACTAGCCCATTCAGCAGCCATGTATATCATAAAGATTTGACTGTTTTCAATTGTCTTTAATACAGGATCAGGGTTTTCTGAAAGGCTGCCGGATTTCCATTTACCGTACTTTCTCATACGTGTAATTTTGTCAATCATCATTATATCTTGGACATCTTCAGTAAGTCTAACTTGAGTTGGGTCCATTTTTAACTTTCGGCAATTTTCATCAATAACAGCGCGAAGCATTTGGTATCTGCCGCAAGCTGTGAATCTGCCCATTACATTCCTTTGATAATCAAGAACTTCTGCAATTAACATTTGTCTTAACGGTACTTCTCTGCCGCCATAAATTGTATCATAAGACTTTGCCTCATGTTTAGCTACAAGGTTTAATAACGCTTTGTCTTGTTCAGTTATTTCGTAAGCCATTGTTTAAAATGCTCCTGTCGGTGGGCGAGTCGATGATGGTAAACTTCCGCCTGCGGCGTTAATTGTTTGATCTGATACAAGTCTGCCAGTAACGTTTGATAACCCTGCACTAACTCCGCTTAATGCATTATTTAAATCGCCACGAACTGATTGTGCTGCGTTATCTAATGAACCAGTTAAATTAATTGGAAATACTTCCTTTCTTGGATCTACTGCTATAGAAGTCCTGTCATCAGATCCTGCAACTACAAATTGTCTTAATTCTGGATTAGCTGCAAGAAAGTCTGAAACACTTGAAACCGGTGATGAAGTTATAGTCCGAACTCCATCTACAATAGCACCCGTAGTTAGCAATTCTTGTGTATACACTACATTAGGTCCGGATGTAACAGCATTAGAAGTGCGCACCGTTTGCACTTGCGGGGCAGAGGCAGCTCGTGCGGCTGCTTGTTCTGCTGCTGCCTGTTGCGGGTTAGCTGGAAGGTTGGCTGATGCTCCTCCAGAATCTAATCGTTTATCAGGTGAAGCAACTCTAATCGGTAACATATTATCAGTAGTGCTAGGTTCAGTTTGGCCACGCATTCTTACCATCTTTAATGTCTGCTTAAACATGCCGCCACTAAAGTTTGACTTAACTCCTAACACTTTATAAAGTCCGCTAAATCCTGGTACAGTGGCTGAAAAATCCATTAGCGAACTTTGCATTTGGTAATCAAGAGGAGTTTTAAAATTAACATTAACATAAACTTCGTTACGCATGTAATTCATTGCGCCGTCTTCTGTTATTGCAGCATTACTTGGCTTAGCACTATAATTTCCTAAGTCTGTAGGAATGTAATAAGGATCTCCCCAAATCTCCATTTCAGCAGTAATCATATCAACTTGGTTATTTAATAAGCGTTCATGAAACATTTGAGCAATACGTTGCTCTGTGCCTGTTGCTGTAGATTTAGGAGTACCGCCAGAACTACTTACCCTAGGGTTTGCTAGTTCTGCAGGACCTGTTGGATCCTTTGTATTACAATTTGGACGTTTCATTGGTGCAATTTCTGAACCTTGCTGCTGTCCTGAAGAAGCTAGTTCCTGATTTACACTTTCTCTACCCTGAGCCATGTCAGGACGTAAACTGTTAAAGAATGCATTATTGAAATTAATGTTAAAATCTAATACGTCTTCATTTTTACCAGTATAGATATAATTGTATTCTTTTTTAATTAATTTTTTTAAATCTTTAATGTTTGACGGACGTTCACTCGGACCTAACGATGACGCTTCGTGCGGAGAATAAGGATGTACAGCATACACATATGTTCTTCTTGGGCGGCCTAATAAACATTCTAATTCTTTATCACTATCTAGAAAAGTTAGAACTTCTATTCTAAACCACTTTTTAAATCCGTTTTTACTTTTTTCAGTTGCAACATCTCTAGCATACTTTGTATTTTGTACCACACTTTCTATAATGTTAGTAATTTTGTCGCCTTGGCTAAACTGATAACTTCTTGATTTGTTTGCTGTCTGTGATTCAACATTTTGACGTTGGTTTGTTTGGGTTTCGCTATTGTTAACACTAGATGCGTCCGGAGTAGGCTGTGGTGCGCCATCTCGAGAATCTTCAAGTAGTAAACTTCTTCCAATTTCATTCATGTTATTAATATCAGAAACGTATGCTTTTAAATATAGATAAGTTGCAGGAGCACTTGTACTAATTACCGGAACTGCACTATTAATTGTGTCTTGGTCTGATGCCGGTTGTACTGATTCATTTCCTTGACGAATTCGTTCTTGTTCTCCAGCATTAATAGTTGCACGTAATGCAGATAAATCAACATTTTGATTTCTTATTGATGCTAATAGCCCTTCTTTAGTTTTAGGAAATGCTATTATAAATCTGTCGTATCCTTTAATTACATTTTTATTTTCTAATTCTTCAATTCTGTCATTAAGCACGTTTGCAACAGATGTTCTACTATTTTCAAGTACTTCTGATGCAGATGAACCTGTAGCATTAATAGCTACTGGTGTGTTATTAGCTTCGTCGGTTAGGCCAGTTTCATTATACGGAACTGCTTTAACACGGTAATTACTTCCTTGATCGCCTACACTAAACTTAGTATCAATTAGTTTAATTGGAATGAAAAAGGGTTTTATAGATGATAAATCTCTTTCTCCGTTGGCGTCCCAGCCAGCAAATTCAATCTTTAAACAAAATGGTGCGTCAATATAATTAGTGTATCCGGCTTTCTGTGAAGCAACTAACATTGCTTCAAGAAACTTGCCCATGCTATACGGTTCAGTTACTGTAAATTCGACATTTGTTCCTAACGCAGTGCCGGTGTTCCCGTTGGGCGCAACAATTGCATTTACAAATACATCATCTATGAAATATTCTGCATCTTTATCCGGAAGTTCTGATTCAGTTCTTGCTCGATTTGAATATCCTGATGTTCTAGTACCACCTCCGGATTTTAGTACAAAATACTTAAATTCGCCACCACCTCTATAGCTGTCAGGATTATTAAATTGCTCTTTATCTAAAATACCCAATGTAAAAATATAATTAACTGAATTAAATTCTCTAAGAGGATTCATTACTAATCCAGGTTTACTTGTGTTACTAGCACTAGGTCCTGTTACACTTGTTGAAAAAGAAAATGGATCATTTTTAACAGATTCGATATAAGATGTTGCTGAAGAAAATTCGCCGCCCACTGCACCTATTAATTCATTAAATCCTCTAGTAACAGTTTGTACAGGATTAAATGCATTAATTGTGTCGGCAAATGAGCGGTTAGCCATTCCTACTGCTGAGCCTAAGTTTAGCCCGGAATTAGTAAACGCAGAAAAGCCTGCGGCACTTAATTTAGAATCCAATGCTTGACTTATTTTATTTGGATTAGCACTTAAATCGTTTAGTTGTCCAAGTGCCCCACTTACTTTATTAAGAGAAGCATTTAAGTTACCGTTAAGAGCATTAGCTTTTGACTGTAAATTACCGCCGATGGTTCCGTTTAAATTAGCGCCAAGGGATCGAAGTTGCGAGCTAACATTGCCCGAAGCAGTTGCAGAATTTAATTGTGAGAACGAATTAGATGCTGCGTTGTTTGCAGAAACTGCTGAATTTAAAGAACTAATTCTCGAATTAAGTTGCGAACCTATTGAGTTAGTATTACGCAAAGCAGAATTAAGTCCGTTACCAACATCAGTATTCAATGAGCTAGTTAAAGTATTAAGTCCAGTATTTACTGTTTTAGAAATGCTTGAAAGCCATCCAGCCATATTATAACCCCAGTGTATCGCGTAAATTTTGTCCTTGCGGAAGATATATTTTAGTTCCGGCAACAAAATCATATATAGGATCTTTTATAATATCCATATTACGTTGGGCAAATACCCACCATAAATCTTTTCTACCATATAAATCGTGTGCTAATAAATCTGGCCTGCGAGTGTATGATGGTGTTATTTCATATAATATATCAGTGTCTGATTTTGGCACTGGTCTAATTTTTAAAATGTTTAAGAAACCAGATTCTGATATTTCTGTATCAGCATATGGTCCAAATGTAGATCCTGACATTATACAAAGCCCTCCGGTTTGTTAACAAAGCCACCTTCTGAGAAAGTTTTAAGATTAAATTTAGATACAGTTGTTCTTGCATAGTTTGGAGTTGTAGTCACTGTGATTGTACTCCTTGTCGGAACATAGTTAGGGTTTGGATCAGGTGCAACTGTAACTGGAAGATAATCAATGTCAGTACCTAATTCAATTTGGAAATTTTTAATTAATACCGGAATATCATTTAATACATATTTTCCATACCCATTAAGATGTGATAACAATGGCGGATTTCCAACATGGGAGCCGCTGCCGTAAAACATCTTTGTCATTGTTCTTAAAAAATGCACACATGCTAACCAATAAGCAGCATCTTGTTCATTTTCAATATAAAATTCTCCCATAAGCGTTATATCGTCAACTTTGCTACTCTGATAGGCATGAAATGCATAATTACTATGTGTAGGAGCTATTTCACTATAGTTAGCACTATGTTGTAACATAACAGTAGGATTAATAGGAAATACCATTCTATTATTTAGATCAGACAATGGTTTTAAAATTCCCTGATTTTGTATTTCGGAAGGGACACTTAAACTAACTCGCCAATCGTTGCCGCCAGCACTGTCGTTACGATTGGACGATACGTCTGCTGCTGCTACTGCTACTGCTGTAGAGCGTTCTGAAGGGTTTGCACCTGACGATACTCCTTGTAACGCATTAGATGCCATCCTAGTAGCAGAGCCTACATTAAACGCAGATGCTGTACTTGCAAACATAGAGTCTAAAGATGCTAATGTGTTGCTTGCACGAGATATATTTGCACCAAGTGGAGTCGACTGTAGGAAGTTACGAGATGAGTTAGACAGTCCATTAGAAAAACTAGATATAGAGTTTGAAAAACTATTGAAGTTTTGGGACGCCGAGCTTATTGCGTTTGATATATTATTGAATGCTGAAAATAGTGCCATATTAGATTAATCTCCTACTAGTATTTAGTTGACAAAATTAACTACGTGTATTATAATAGTAATAACACTATACAACTGGAGAGTCGAATGAGACCTAAAAATTACCTTAATAACAAAGATATATTAAAAGAAATACACAAATCTAAAAATACCTTCTGTAGCTATGTTGCTCCTGAACACGGCGATTTTGATATAATTTTATTAGATATAGATAAAATTAATATCAGAACCGTAGCAGAAGCAAAGCGCAATAAAGCAAAGAAGATGTCAACAGCAGAATATGACAGACGTAAAGCTCTTGGAGAGAAAGTTAAACAAGCAGAGTGCGAAGTACTTTACACGTCTATTACAAAAGAAGAAATAATCTTCCGTGTAATGACATTTGATCACATTCCTGAAGAGCCTGGTCGTAAAAAGAACCCAAAGACTATTGCTGACACAAAGACTAAGCTTAATTTTCCACCGTTTGTTCACTACAAGTACGATGAAGAAGGCAATTTACAGCTAGTTGGTAAAAGTCACTGGGTAGGAGGCATGGAGAATGGCAATTTTGACAAAACAGGTGGCAAGGCAACTAATAAACTTGCTATGATGTGGATGAAACTTTGTGATCGTTATGCTACTCGAGGTAATGTTCGTGGATACACATACAATGACGAGATGCGCGGACAAGCTATTTTACAATTAGCACAAATTGGTTTACAGTTTGACGAATCTAAGTCACAAAATCCGTTTGCATACTATACTGCTGCGGTTACTAATAGTTTTGTGCGTGTTATTAACATAGAAAAGCGTAATCAAAACATTAGAGATGATATTCTTGAAATGAATGATTTAAATCCAAGTTATACTAGACAACATGCCGGTGAATGGGAAGCAAGTGTCAAAAGACAAAGCGGACAAAAGTAATCGGTTGACAGGTGTTAATAATTATAGTATACTTATACAAGTAAATATGGAGAACTATTCTTGTTTAAAAAAGCTGCGGTATTCACAGACATTCATTTTGGATTGAAGGGCAATAGTCGTGTTCATAACGATGATTGCGAAGAATTTATTGATTGGTACATAGAACAAGCTCAAGCTGCTGG